TAGCGATGATTGCAGATATGATTTCGCAGTCGGAGATTGTTTTACCATATCACCATCAATCAAATCTTGTATTTCTTCTTCCAAGGTATCACCCCCACTAAAATAATCAACATAATAACTCTCAAATTCATCTTTCAACCTTTTCAAACTATTTTGACATATTGATAAAGGTTCATCATAAAAATTCTTTTTAGATGATTCATTTATTATATCATAAATTTCTTTACATCTTTCATCCACATACCCCATTCTAATAAAAGTGGTATTCATATATCTAACTAAGTCACCAATCCTTTTTGCTTTAGTTTTTATTGTTTCCGAGTCTATGGTATTGGCACACTGATTATTTTGTTCATAAACAATATTTTTATTCTCACTTAATGTTTTTGAAGAATCGTATTTCATCATAAGAAGAACTCTTTTAAGTTGTTCTTCAGCTTCTTGTATTTTTTTGTCTTTCATAAGTTATTTTATTTTATATAAATATTTGAGTTTATAATAAAGTATTTGCTTTTCCTCGATTAACTTTTACGCTATCTGACCATTTTGTATTACCAATTTGATTTGCCGGTCCTCTTGTTAAACCTGTTTCCCATTTAGTAACTGAAGGATATTTTGGTTTTGTACCACCTCCTCCACCTGATGGAGTTCCACCTGCAGAATCTTGTTCACCAATTTCCCCATCATTAGTTGATGTGGTAAATTTTGACATTAGATTAATAATATAGTCTAAATCATTTCTCATTTTAATATATTGTTACTGATGGTAGTCTTTCAGGATATATTGCGTAATATTCATTTAAAAACGAAATAACTTCCTCCACCTCAATTTCTTCATCTTCATCCTCATCAATATCGAAAACATCCTTATCAAGGTTTAAATCTTCGTATAAATCCTCAACATTTGTTTTTGTAAATAAAAAACCAAAGTTTTCGGCTTCATTCAAATCTACTTGGTCAACTCTTAACTCGTCATCGTTATCATTATTTGTTTTAAATGTAACTTCTAAAGTATGAAGAGTTTCATTTATATAATAATTAACAATTTCTCTAACTTCCATTTTAATAATTTTTAAATCTTCTGAACATATCCAAAGTCTTATTTACCTGTTCTTTTAAAGGTTCCTTAACTTCTTCTTCCACTTCATCAAATGTAATAACATCAATATCTGAAAAGTCAATATCTTCATCATCAAAAGTACCATGTTCCAAATCATCATCACCATCCCCAATCATATCCAATTGTTCATCGGTTTCACCCTCATCAAAAGATACTTCAGGTTCGAACTTAGTGCCGGAAAAAACGTCTTCATTGATACCCATGTAGGTGTGGTGTTTAACTTCACCTTTATTGTTTACAGTCAAACCTTTTTTATCATTTGCAAAGTCTTGAACGTAAAGTGGTTGAACTTCAGGTTTAATGTATTGTGTAACATAACCATCGTATGGTTTTTTGTGTTGGTCGAGAATGTTTTCTTTCTCTTCTTTTGTGATTCCGAAAAAATATGAGTTCATAATTGTTTTTTCAATAAATATATTGATTCAATAGAATGTTTTAATTATAATTGTTATTATGGAATTAAATATAGACGAATACGCAGAAGGTGCAATCCTACTTGATGGTTTGGAAGATGCAATAATAGGTATTGTTGAAGAATTTGGTAACGGACCTAGAATTTTGTACAGTAAACCTAAAATAATACAAATCTTACGTGAAAAAGATTTGATGACTGAGGAGGAGGCTGAAGAATATTATGATTATAATATCTTGGGGTTATATGCTGGTGAACAAAATGCAGTTTTCTTAGATAGAGAAGTTACCCCAAAAAATGTTGATGGTGAGTGGAAATATATGTTAGTATAAAAACATATAGTTCTCAACTATTTTTGTTGCAAATCTTGGTAAAAACCTCTTAACATTTTCAACACTAACTTCTTTTCCGGTTTTTTCCAAAAAACTTACAGTACCTTGAATCATTAAGTCTCTAGACTTATCCGCATTTTCTAACATTTCGTCATATTGTTCACCTTCTAAATCTTTATATGACATTTCTTCTTCTATTTTTTGTCTTCCAACATATAAATAAGGTGATGCACCAAACATATTTATAATTCCTGAGTTTCTAACCATAATTAGATATTTTTGAAAGAATTTCATTTTAAAATGAACAAAAACATCAATATTCGCTAACATTTTTTTATTAAAATCACTCTCATCATTTTCAATGATGTCTTTTTTCTTAATTTTGTTTAATATTCTTTTTTCAAAATTTTCAACAGTATCCCATTTATCACAACAGTTTAATAACGACAATTTTGAACCATTATCCCATTCAATATTATATTGGTCATCACCAAAAACATTTGATTTATAAATTACCGTTCCTTTTTCACCCATAAGAACAGAACTTTCATTTTCCATATAAAGTAAAACTACTCTATCACCAATTTTTAACTCAGGATTCATTTTGTATTTTACAATAAATATATTCGAAGTATTTATTATCATATGAGTATATCAATTATTATCACAGAGTCACAAAAAAGAACAATTTTGAGTGAATCATTTAAGAATGATTTTGAAACACAAATTAAAAAAAATAATGATTTCATAAAAAAAATTGTTAAAGATTCTTCTGAACAAACGGGGTTGAACTTAGAGTTTATGTTAACTTGGGGTGCAGTAATTGGAGGATTTATGAGACCAATTAATGATTTTGTCCAAGGAATATATCCTGAAATGTCAGATATTGAATTGAGTTTGGTATTAACAGGTATAATAGCAATTCATTTCATTGATAATAAAAAAACTGTTGGGAGTATTTTAGAAACCATTAAAGAAAAAGGATTATATAATATTTTCAAAAAGATTCTATCAAAAAGTAATGAATTAAAAAGAGTTTTTATCGGTTTTATCCAAAGTTTGGGAATTACCTTTCATAAAGTAACAAATATTTTAAGTTACGCATTCATTATTCCTATTTTACCAATGTTATATGAAATCGCAACGGACGGAGAACTGAATAATAAAGACATTCAAGAGATTGTTAAAAGATTAGGGACTTTCACAGTTTTAACGGTATCTGGGATTATTGTTAAAGAATTAATAACCAAATTGTTAAAAAGATTCAACAAAACAGTATCTGATTAAATTCATTTACTACTATTATAAGTACTTATAATTGTTTTTATTACCGTGTTTTTATCTTTTTCATTTAATGTATGTATATCACTATGGGTATCAAACCAATTCAGCACAACCTCTTCAAAAGGTTTTTTTCTAAGTTTCGATAGTCGTTTAAACCCTTTAATTTGGGCAGAAATTTCATGAGATTGTGTGTAGTATTTTAATGGGTCTTTAATTTCCTCAATATCATCATCAATTTCATATTCACCACGATGTGATTGTAAAATATGTTCGATTTCATGTGCAACAATTTCATTCAATTCCCCAACCAAATCATATAATTGTTTTTCTATTAAATTAGGATTGTATTCAACACCAATCTCAATTATATCCACACTACTTACAGAATACGCTTCAGTATTAAAATTTTTTATATCATTGTTTTGAACTAAGTAAAGTTCTACTCTGAAATCAACAGGTGAATTTGTAAAACTATATTCATCACCATCAATTGGTAAATTAAACTCACCCTCTTCATTGTCTTTTATTATTTTTATAATGTCTTTAACAACAGTTCTGATTGCAATTCTACTCATTTTTGACTCTGTTAATTGTTTATTATCTGAAACATCAAGTACTAATTCATCTATAGTAATCCTAACATCAGTATCAAAAAATTTAAATGTATCATAAAGATATGACCCTAAGTGTTGTTTAAAATACCAAAGTTCTTTTTCACCAAAATTTTCTAAATTAGGTATTAAACCCAGAATTAACCTAGATATATCATTATTTACCTCTACAATAGTTATTTTCAACGACAAATAATCATACCATTCACCAACACTAATCATTTTTTTTGACTTCAGAACCTCGACTTTGAAATCTATGTCAGCATTCATTTCTACCCCATGTATTATAGGACCATTATATTTCAATACTCTATCTTTAAAGTATTTGTTTACAATTTTTAATAAATTTTCTTTCACCACATTGATAAATACTTTGATTTTTTGTAATTAAATTATTATATTTGAATTTATGGAATTACTAAGTACGTTTATTTGTAAAAACAGTGAACTTGGAGTTCACGGCAACATGTTTGGCGGAGCAATGTTAGCGCTAATTGATGAAACCGCAGCTGCATACGCTTCTCAAGTTTGTGATACTCCCAAAGTGGTCACAATAAAAATTGAAGAGTTAATATTCAAAAGTCCTGTAAAGTTGGGAAACTTGTTAAAAGTATATGGTAAAGTTTTGAAATTTGGAAGAACTTCTTTAACTTTATACATTGAAGTTAGAAAACATAATGTACACACAGGATTACAAGATGTTGTTACTCACACAAACATAACTTTTGTTAAAATTGATGATGATGGAAATTCAATACCTATTTCTGATAGAGTAAAAGTTCGTTACCACGAACGTGTAAAGATATATGGTAAAGGATTATTAACACCTGAAGAATTAGAAAAAGAAAGGAAAAAATAAGATATGAACAGAAAATTTGATTTCAAAGACATCACACTTGTTCCGGAAGTGTTAAGTTCTATTTATAGTAGAACAAGTTGTTCGATTTTGAACGACAAAGGAACTTTACCTATTATGGTATCACCAATGGATACTGTTGTTAGTGAAGAAAATTATGAATTATTTATAAATCAAGGATTTGATGTTTGTTTACCAAGATGTGAATATTCAGATTCAAAAAATATTTTCATTTCAATATCGTTAGATGAATTTGAGGAATACATCACTTATTTTGATGATTTTGAAGTAGATAAATCACCTAAAAGAATATTGGTAGATATTGCGAATGGTCATATGAAGAAACTTTATGATTTGTCCAAAACTTTTTTGTCCAAAACTAAAGGTACTAATTATGAATTAATGGTTGGTAATATTGCAAATCCTAAAACATATCAAAAATTCGCAGAAATAGGTGTTCATTATATAAGAGTGGGTATTGGCGGAGGTAGTGGTTGCTTAACATCGGCAAATACAGGTATTCACTATCCTATGGCATCACTAATTAATGAATGTTTTGTCATTAAAAAACAAAATGGATATCAAACTAAAATAGTTGCTGACGGAGGTTTCAGAAACTATGACGATATTATTAAAGCATTAGCGTTAGGTGCTGATTATGTAATGTTGGGTGGAGTATTAAATAAAACATTAGAATCATCTTCAGAAACTGAATTGTTTAAATTATTTCCAATTTCAGAAAACACATCTATTTATTTGTGGAACGAGTTCCCATTTTTGAGAAAGCACTTTTACAAGAAATTCAGGGGTATGAGTACCAAAGAAGTACAGAAAAAATGGGGAAAAAGTAAATTAACAACATCTGAAGGAATTACAAAGTATAATAAAGTTGAATATACATTATCTTCTTGGACTGAAAATTTAAAAGATTATTTACGTTCAGCGATGTCATACACAAATTCAACAACTTTAGAAGAATTTAAAGAATCTGAACATGTTTTTATTAGTCAAAACGCACTTAATAGATTTCATAAGTAAATTATATACGAAACTATTTTTATTTTGTGTAAAATATGAGTGGATTTTCAGAACAATTACCTAAAAGTAATTTCAACTTTTAAATCTCCATTACCCTTAATTACTCGGTGGTAAACACCTTTAGGTATAAAATATTCTTTACCTTCAGTTAGTGATTTTGGCATCTGATTGTCCATTTGAATTTTCCAATTGTTACTTTGGATTACTTTTACACTTCTATCTTCATTATCGAAATGCCATTTTAATTCATCAGACTTAGTATTTTCAGAAAAAACTCTCGTTCTGGCGTTTCCATTAACTTTTTCTTTGAAGGGTAGTTTTTCTTCATCTAATTTAAACAAAGGTCTTTTGTTGTAAGATATTAAATAATCACTATAATTTTCACCAAATAAAGATAATCCAACTTCAATCTCATCTTGTATCATATACTCAAGATATCTTTCATCTTTGGTTCTTTGATTTGGGATTTTTCTTGTTGTTGGTGTTGTATCTATAAAAATTTGTCCAATTGTTTCTGAAGGTGATTTAAACCCATATACAGATATATCGGTCAATCCAAATTCTTTCAATCTTGGTAAAGAATATTCTTTCAAATATTTGTCTAAACGTTGTTTTAGTTTCATAAATTATGATGGAATATATTAATTTTATCTCTTTCCATATTAAAAAAATTTGTAAGTCCTGTTATGATATCATGTTCAATTTCTTCCTCTTGTTCATATTCCGTACCATCAACATAAACAATAATTTCACATAAACCATTTCGAGTATCATAAATAACATCAAATGAATCTATCTCAGGGTGATATGGTTTAACCATTTCACCCAATAATTTTAATATTGCTCTTTCTTCCATAATTTACCAACTTCTTGAACTTTTTAAACCTAATTTTTTTGCATATCTACCAACAGAACAACTCCAATAACCAGCAGTAGTTCTATCTTTCTTTTGGTCACATTTATGACGAGCTCTAAATGATTTTGCAGCTTTTGGATTTCTATTTCTAACTTTTAAATTTGGGTCACCAAATGTTACTTTTTTAATAGTACCTTTAGGTGTTTTCACATAAACGGCAAACTTTTTAGGACCACCAGGTGTTCTGAATGGACTATTTAATTTAACATTTTTACCACGGTGTTTTGCTTCAGTCAAAACATCTTCTAAATCATTCTCATAAATTGGAGCATCCAACCAAACAATATCACCATTATTTAATTTAACTCTTTTTCCTAAATCACTTTCAACAATCCAAGTATCGTCATCATTAAGTCTTATTAAATTACGGTTATATAGGTCTCTAACTTCGTTTATTAATTTAAAATATCCGTCAGAGTATATTCTAAAAACATTTTCAGATAAACTTATATTATTATCTAAATGATATTCTAATTCTTCTGAAATTTCAACATTTTCAGTCAGTTTCATTGGGGGATTAACCAATTCTAATAAACTTTCTCTTATTATATTTTTTATTTTTTTGTTCATAATTTCGTTTTTTAAATAAATATTCGTATCTTTGTGTTATGAACAAAGAACTTTATTTATTAAGAGGATTACCAGGTTCTGGTAAAAGTACATTAGCAAAATCATTAGTCGGTGACAAAGATTATTGTCATAAGGAAGCTGATATGTATTTCATTGATAGAGAAGGTAATTACAAATTTAATTCGTCTCAGATAAAGGATGCACATAAATGGTGTCAAGAAGAAATTGAATTTGTGATGAAATATGAACACCCTCGGGTTGTGGTTTCAAACACTTTTACTCAAGAATGGGAAATGCTACCATATTATGAATTAGCCGCAAAGTATGGATACAAAGTTTATTCTCTAATTGTTGAAAACCGACATGGGGGTGTTAACGAACATGGTGTTCCTGAAGATAAATTAACTCAAATGAAAAACAGATTTGAAATTCGATTATGAAAACAATATTATCATTATTATTAATCCTTGGTAGGATTATTGTTACTATTAAAGTAATAATTTTCTTATTTGATTCTAGAAATGGTTTCAGTTCAAATTTAATTGATGTTGCTGTTTGGTGGATTTTGTTTCTTGTTTTTGATATTTGGTTACAGATTATACTACCATCTCAAAAAGAAGAGTAAATCTAATTATCAGAAGTTTTTTGTGATAAAAAAGATAACCCAAAGAAAAGAACCGAAACAAAGTACAAAATTAAGTTTGCTTTCCACAAATTTCCTGTTAAACATACAAGTTGATATTGCACGATATCGAATCCAAATGGATTGAAAAACATTGCAAGCATCAAAAACTTCACGGATAAGTTTTTTGTAAAAAAATCTACTATTTTTTGTTTTACTATCACCATCGTCCATATATTTCTGTTAAAAAGTTTATTTACATCTCTTAAATTGAGGGTAATTTTATTATAAATACACCTGTAAGTGAATATTTATTGGTAAATGGATATTTATAATTAAAAACATTTTATTATGCCTAAATATATTATAAACGAGAAAAAACTTCGTCAATCTATACGAGAATACATTTTGGAACAAAGTAATGTTGAACCAAAAGAAGAGAAACAGAGATGTGTTGCTGGAAATATAATTTCTTTAGACGAGATAGTTGGTCCTTCTAAAGAATTTCAAAACTACACAAGTAATTTAACTAAAAGAGATGGTGGTATAAACGGAATTGTTGACACATTGGATATGTTAAAAACAATTAGATTACATCCTGATATTAAAGACGGTGGTGAACATTTATCTTACGGTTTAATGAATCATTTAAACAAATTCAGAAATAAAAATTACTTTGATGAGACTAATAGTGGTTGTTTAAAGGCTATGGATAAAGTAATCGAATTGTATAAAGAGAATGAACATGGTGAAGAATTAGTTAGGGATATTGAAAAAGTATTAAAACACAATGACCCGTCACCAAGAGCAAAAGAGTACTTAAAAAGATGTTTAATTTTAATAAAAGAAAAATAATTATGGAAAAAAGATTATCTGAAGAACTAAATCAAATTTTATATTTGACAAATTATAAAAAAGGTGTTGTTATAAGTGAACAAGCCTTACCTCAAAAATACTTCTCATTAATTGGGAACAAGTTAACTATTCAGAATTCAAAACTTTATTTATATGATAAAGATGGTGAAATGACCCCATTAAATGGTGTTGTATCAGAATTCAAAGTAAACCCAAAAACAAATGAGATTGTTGACGGTGATTTTATTAAAAATCAAGGAATTGTTTCTGAAAACTTCAATAATATTGTTCGTTCAAGTCTATCCCCGATACAAATTAACGCAAAATTCAAATTTGTTGGTATAGACCCTAAAGACAATAATGTTAGGGTATTTACTGGTGATATTGCTGAAATGGATATTACTGTATTAGAAAATGATAAGTCATTTAAAAAATCAACAGACGGTCTTATATCTCCAAACACATTTGTGAAAAAAGGTAAAAATGGTTTATTTATTAGACTTTACCCTGGTGGAAAACCTTTACCACTTAGTGCATAAATTAAAAAACAAATATACCGATTACTTTTTCATCATAAAAAGAATCAAATGAAAAAATCGTAAAATATTTATTGTTTTTAGGATTTTTTCTATGAATTTCCTTTGTTTTATAAGTTGATACTTTTGTTCTCTTATCCAAAGTGAGAGAGTAAGAAGTGTAATCACAAGTATCTAATAACCCTAGAGACGCCGCTTTATCCATAGATATCAATTCATATTCTTTAATATCGATATGGAAAACATCGATGAGTTTTGATATCAGTACTGAGTCTTTTTCAATAAGAGATTTACCATCATAAAAATACCCACCAACAGGTAATGATTCATTTTGTCCGAATAGTAGTTTTGAAAAAACAATCAAAACTAACAATATAAGTATTCTTTTCATAATTCTGTTTATTTAGTAATACAAAGATACTCTTTTTTTCCAAACTAACAAAATTTTTTTCAAAAAAAAATGTACAAATATATTTATAGAAAAAAGTGTTAAAAAATGGCAAAATCTAAATCAACAAGTAATGAAAAAATAATTATGGAAAAAAGATTATCTGAAGAACTAAATCAAATTTTATATAACTCCACCGAAAAACCCACAAATCTTTAGTTTGTGGGATGAAAGGTGGTTTTAGTTATATGACTCCTTTCTTTTTCAAACAATTGTATAATTATAGTAATAAAATAACAAAGATGAAATTCACGTCAATATTAAAAAAAGTCATTTTAGAACAATCAAGATTTGAATTGGTTTACAATCGTTTTTTGACAAAAGAATATGGTAGTGTTGAACCTATTGAGTCCGATGATAAAATTTCATTTATGAAAAATGGTGATGAAGTTTTCACTTATTATAAAAAATTAAAAAGACCTACACTGAGTCACCATGTTAGTGGGTTTTTACGTAATATTTTTGGGTTTAATTTTGATGACACTGAAGATATCTTTGATAAGTGGTTTTCAAAACATTTCAACTTGGAAGTTGATTTTAATAGAAAAGATTATATAAGGAATTATATTAAAAATCAAAAATTAAAAATTAAAACTTATAATCAATTTTTTGGTCTTAAAAAACCGAAAAATTGGGGTAAAGGTGATGATATAACTGTTGACACTATTAAAGACCAAATTGTTGGTGATTTAACCGATGGGTATGATTTATCAGGTATCAATAAAGAGGTTGTGAAACATGGTGTTGATAGATTTGCTCAAAAGTGGTATAATGATGTTAGAGATTTAGATTATGATTCCGCAATTTATAAAACAAATTATATTAGTGAGACTGATGATTGGGATGAATTTTTGGGTGAAATAGGGATTTAACAGTACAACCGATGTAATTGATACAACAAGTGAATAAACTCCTCCAACTCCTTAAAGTAGAAATTGGAGGATTTTTTCTTTAATTCCTGATTGTTTAATACCTTCGTTACCATTTGGTGTTAGAACAAAATTATCCAATCCCCATTCGTGTTCAAATTCCATACCATTAACTTTACCTGTTTTACCCATATTAAGGTCATCAATTGCAACCCAATGAGTAATTTCAGGATGATTTTGTAGGTACTGTTTGATTTCAATAGACCTAGTTTGTTCTAAATCCCATTGACGAGACCACGGAAATGTATCTTTATCGTAATTGGTACATTCACCTAGATTTGGTGTAAAATCAATAGGTTTATTAATAATACCTTGAGACTCGTAATATTCTCCCATCTCATGAACATTAGCCCAACGTTTCCAGTCTGATGATACAACAATTTCAGCACCCGTTTCTTCTAAAATTTCATTTAAAACTTTGATTGCCTTTTTGTTGAAATTATCAAAACGGTATTCGATAGGAATCTCTAAGTTAGTCGTAGATAATTTACGACCACCCCACTTCTTCTGTTTATTAAAACGACCACCCCATTCTGAGGATAGACAGATAACACCATCATGGTCCAAAAAAATTATTTTCATACTATTTTCCATATACTTTGTAAAACTTTTCTTGTTTTTTTAGCGTCCTCAACATTACCAATAACCACACCATTTTTAATTGTAAAAACATGACCTCTTACTGAAACCAAAAATGTTCCAATCGGATTATCTTTGATGAATTTTCCAACAGTCAAAGCTCTTTTTATTTTTTTATTCTTAATCTTAACATCGTAGTATAGCGAATAAAACTTACCAACAAGATTGAATTTTTTACCGTTAATTACTTCATTTTTTTTAACCAAGATTTCCAATTTTACTACAAAATTATGAACACCATCTCTGTGTTTTCTTTTCAACACTTTCTCACAATATGTATGAGATTCATCATATGGTATATCAAATGATGATGCAAATGCTCTTACCACACAATCATTTCGTTCTCCTTTAGCAATTACAGATTCTTGATATCCTTTAATTGCTTCGTTCGTTTTACAATAAGGTAGTTTCATATCCATGATACAAAGATACAAAAAAAATATGAAATAAAAAAACCCCCATTGTAAAAAAATGGGGGTTTAACATTAATTTTTATTAACTTCCTCAAATTCGACATCTGAACCATCAAAACCCGTATCTGTCGTTGTTTGATTATAAAGGTCTTGACTAATTTTTTGGAACTTCAAGTTAATTTCATCTAGTTTTGTTCGGATAGATTCAATATCCCTACCACTTATTGATTTTTTTAATTCTTCAATACCATTTACAACCTCACTTTTTTGTTCCTCGGACAATTTATCGTCCAAGTCTTTTAATGATTTTTCCATTTGAAATACTGTTGAATCGGCAGTATTGATTAACTCAGCTTCTTCTTTGAATTTCTTATCCGATTCTGCATTCAACTCAGCATCTTTTTTCATTTTTTCAATATCTTCTTTTGAAAGTCCTGAAGATGACTCAATTCTAATTTCTTGTTTTTTATTAGTCCCTTTATCAAGTGCCGAAACTTGAATAATACCATTTGCATCAATATCAAATGTAACTTCAATTTGTGGAATACCTCTCATTGAAGGGGGAATACCATCTAAATGGAATCGACCAATTGTTTTATTGTCTTTTGCCATACTTCTTTCTCCTTGGAGAACGTGAATTTCAACTGATGGTTGGTTATCTACTGCGGTAGAGAAAACTTGAGATTTTTTAGTTGGGATTGTGGTATTTGATTCAATTAATTTTGTAAATACACCACCCATAGTTTCAATTCCTAATGATAAAGGAGTAACATCAAGTAACAATACATCTTTTACATCACCACCCAATACACCACCTTGAATCGCGGCACCTAATGCCACAACCTCATCAGGATTTACACCTTTTGAAGGTTCTTTTCCGAAATATTTTTTAACCGCTTCCTGAATTGCGGGAATACGTGTTGAACCTCCAACCAAAATAATTTCATCAATTTGGTCAGGATTTAATTTTGCATTTCTTAATGCCGATTTACAAGGTTCAATTGTTCTTTCAACCAATTTTTCAATTAATTGTTCAAACTTAGCTTTAGTCAAATTTCTAACCAAATGTTTTGGTACACCATCCACCGGCATTAAATAAGGTAAATTAATCTCAGTTGATGGAGTTGATGACAATTCAATTTTAGCCTTCTCAGAGGATTCTTTTAATCGTTGTAGCGCCATTGAATCTTTTGACACATCAACGCCATTTTCATCTTTAAATTCTTTCACCAACCAATCAATAATCACCTGGTCGAAGTCATCACCACCAAGATGTGTATCACCATCAGTTGATAATACTTCAAATACACCATCACCCAATTCTAATACAGATACGTCATGTGTGCCACCACCACAGTCGAACACAACAACAATCATATCTTTATCTTTTTTATCTAACCCATACGCTAATGCCGCAGCGGTTGGTTCATTAATAATTCGTCTAACATTTAGACCTGCAATTTCACCTGCTT